GGATTTCGCATTCTTTCCCGATCCGAGCGCCAATGGGCTCGTTGACCATCCAATCGAGACGATTTTCTCAATCGGGTCAACCAGATTCGACTTCTCAGCAAGGTCAAATATATTGCCACAAAAACTAGCATGATTCGCCGGCAATTTTTCGATCTTGATCTGGCAACCCAACTTTGCGAACAGTTCCTCCCGCAGTGAACAATTACTGCTAAATATCCCATCGTCTCCCTCGACATAACCGTCTACGTCCGCTCCAGACTCCTCGGCAACGAATAAGAACAACATCAAGTTCGTAAACCCGTTTCCGAGTGAAGTGCACATGTCTCCCGACATCCTCGTACCAACCAGACGGGTCATAACCTGACCCTCACATGAACGAAATTTCATTACGTTCTCGCCAATCAGCACGCGCTGAATAGTCTTCCGAAGATTTTCAGGCAAGTTCTGGCTCATGAACCGATACAATTGACCTTCGGCTGCGTTCCACAGTTTCTGCACGAACAGCGACTCGAAGGATGTGTAATCGGTACAATAAACCTTGCATCCCGGACTATACAGGCGACTAATCAGCGAAGCTCTATCTGGCACTGGTACATACTTAATGAACCATCTCAATTTAAACAACACTTTCTCAACTGCATGAAAGAATGGTCCACAGTACACTTTGAATGCATCAGGTCTGGCGTTTATCAACCGTGCTTCCTTAAAACTTACGTAATTTTCCCGTTTGATAAACTGAATGCATTCTTCATCCCTAGTCATCAGGGCATTTTGCCCTGAACCTCTCATATCGAAACCTCGGCTGGCTGCCACTTCACGCAGTTCAGTCTTCCTCCAAGCAGGAATCGGGAGACTATTAATATAGTCTTCGATAGAAAGGTCTGCTCCCGACAGGGGATCCAAGTTCATGCCCAACCAACGAGCCACGAACTTGGTGAATCTGGCTAGCACCGCATCGTCTATGGGGGGGTTTCTTGTACAATTTCTTTTACAGAGCCCTCCCACAACCGACGCGAGGCTGGTCGGATCCGGAATCGGAAGCGCTGCGCCATCGACGTGCACACCAAGACTCACCGCAACCGGCAGTCTGCCCTTGGCCATCGCTGCATGTTTGACCTTTATCTTACAATCCTTGGTCGGAACCCACATTCCGAAACCGTTCGCGATTGACCGTTTGTAGCCAAAGGTCTCTGGTGTGCCACGGACACGTCGGGCGCTTACTGCTGAAAATCCAGACCGCGCAGGGCCCGGGTATTCAGCTGACTCGCTATGAAGTCACACACGTACATGAACGTGACCTCCCGCAAGTCTGGGTGGGCATAGATGTTGACATTGAGTGGTTTGATCGCAACATCATAGGCGGCGTCAAAGTCCACGCGCGATGGCTTACGTAAGCCAAATCTAGCCAACAAATCACTGGCCAACACCCGATGTACGGCAACAGACGAATACGAGCATTTGCTATAATTATCGTATCTGCTCTCAACGACAAAACGCTGAAATGCGTGGTCGAATGGTCGTCGCAATTTAGATGCAAGACTAGACGTCTGTCTAAAATCAACGGCCTCCTCATTATCCTCGTCTTTCCTATTGACCACCACACCGTCTGCCACCCCATCCACCGCCCGCCACACGTGAAGGCCGGCCGGCGCCGGAAAAGGTGAACTCGTCACCCAGCGCGTAAACACCCGCGCTCCTTGGGCCACTTTACTTTTGGCCCAAGCAACCAGCCCTTTCTTGGGCTCTTGGTTTCTAAACACTATCGGACTCCGGTAGCCGACAGGTTGGCCGCTGGCGCTCAGCTGCATACTCAGTTCCCACGGGCATTTTGGGCAAACCACATATTTGCTCCAATCTACCAGTGGGTACCGGGCTCTGAGCCACAACGACGGTGTAGTAACGGGTCGATGACAATTCCTGCACTGCTGGGACGCTCTGACTAGACTTTCGCAACATCGTGATTCTGCGTGCACAACCTGGGTAGGATATGCGTTGCCACAGTCAATTTTCAATTGTTCAGATATAACGCCCACAACTTTTTGTATGTCATTCAAGACCTTCATCTCTGCAGGACAAGCCCCTACACACGGCTCGT